GCCCTTTGTGCCCTGCGGGCCAGCGGGGCCGGTCTCGCCTTGAATGCCCTGCTCTCCCTGTGGGCCGCGCGGGCCGGTTTCACCTTTGGGGCCCTGCGGCCCCGTCGCGCCGGTCGCGCCGGTATCACCTTTGGGGCCCTGCGCACCTGTCGCGCCCGTGTCGCCCTTCGGGCCGGTTGCACCGGTGTCTCCCTTCAGGCCCTGCGCGCCGGTATCTCCCTTGGGCCCGACCTCGCCCTGCGGCCCGGTCGCGGCAACGCCCGTGTCGGCAAAAGCGCCCGCCGCGGCGTCCCACTTGAACCAGTTGCCCGTGGTCTCGTCGACGTATGGCATCTTGGAAACCGCCGTCTCCGCATCCGCCGCCGCCTGCAAAACCTCATCGACCCAGCTTTGGTAGCCCGGAGGCGGTGTTTCGCCGCTGTCTTCCAGCGTTTCGCGCACGCGCGTCTTGTATATCTGGCTCTTTACGATAGTATCGCCCACGGTATAGCGCAGCTCTGCCGCGCCCTCACCGGCCACCGCCGTATCAACGCTCGATACCAGCCACACGAGCGCGCCGTTATCTTCCGTCACCGTCACGGGATACGGCTGCGCATCGCCGTTTCGCTGCACGATCAGGCTCGCCACGCCATCGCCATAGCCCTCGCGCCACTTTCCCAGCACGTCAAAGACGACCTTGCGTGCCTGATTCTCACCCCTGCGCCCGAGCTTGATCTCTTCGAGCGCGTAAGCATTTTCAATAACCATGTTGTCACCTCTCTTATGGAAAACGGCGCAGCAAGAGCGACTTTTTCGTCCCTTGCTGCGCCGTGTCGCAACTCATTTTTCGTGTCTCGCGGTCTTATTCGCTTACGCGTTGTGGGCTTTCGCACTCTCAACGTAGTCGCTGCTCATCGTCTGGATGAGATTCGCGGTCGAGGCGTCCTGTCTCATCTGGTTCTGGATGGCCCACAGGAACTTTCTTTTGACCTGCACGGTCACGCCGCGCTGGATCAGGCAGCTTTCGCCGTTCACGCACACCAGCAGGTCATCCTTGTACTTGCCGCTGTCCTTGAACAGGCGGACGCTGACGTACTCCTCGCCCGCGCGATCGGCGTTCACAGCCGCAACGGCGTTCTTTGCTTCGCTCATCGGTCTTTCCTCCGTTTCAGTGGCGGGGGCGGCGTTCACAGCTGCCCCCTTGGTGGTTAGGTCAGCGGGGTCTCATCGAACGTGGAAGTCGTTTCCACGCGAATCATATACGCCTCAACCAGACGTTCGGCGACCTTGGTTGCTTTCCAGCCGACGGTTGCACGCTGGTTCAGCGGGTCAGCCGTACCGGCAGAGCCGAGCGGCTTGACGATGTGCTCAAGACCACCGCCGGTCAGCTCGGTCGTGCCGTAAGCCTCCGCGCCCATGATGAGGGTGGAGTAGACGTTGCGGCCCTTCGCACCGGCTTCGCCCGGATAGATGGTGGTCGACGCCGTCGGGGTGGCAGCAGGCGCTTCTTTCAACGTGATCGTCGCGCTGCCAGCACCCGCGGCCGTGGCACTCTCGATCTCAAGAAGTGCACCACCGATGACGACCTCACGGCCAGCCAACTTTGCGGCGTCAGCAGTAGTGATGGCCTCGTTTACGGTCAAGACCTTGCTGGATGCGCTCTTGACGGTCAGGTCGCGTGCGCCCTCAGTCAGGTCATCCGCGTGGAACACCTTCGCTTCGGTCGTCTCGATAAAGCGGACGCCCGCGATCTTGCCGATCTCGTCGTCGTAGATGTTGCTGGTGTCCTTGTACTCGTGCGGGCGCTTCCAATCAGGGTCATCCTGAATGTCGTAGGAACAGTCAGGGTGAATGATGGCCCAGTAAGAACCCTCATAGCGCGGGGCGTTCATGGTTTTCAGGAAGCGAACCGCCTTGCGGACGGCGCGCACCGTGAAATAGTGGTTGCCCGCGGCCTCGCCGCCAACGAGCAGATGACGGCCCGTCACCTGACCTTCGCCGTACTGGACGTTGGAGCCGCCGTTGATGACCTCGCGGGTGATGGTGTCGAGCGTGCGGCCCGCCTGAGAGCCGAGCAGCACCGTCGCTTCCTGCAGGTTGTTGTCGATGGCGGTCAGGTCGAGGATATCGGAAATCTCGACGAAATCGCCGTACTGGTCGACCTGCGCGGTCAGCGTGGTCATGGACAGCTTACGTCCCTTGGGCGTCACGCCTTCGGTGATGGGCGTCAAGGCCTTGGGCAGCGGATCATACTTACGGAACTCGATTTCCTTGCCCTTGCCCTTGGGGATGTTGCGCTTCTGCGCGAAGCGGTCATGCACCAGCTCGGGTTCGGCGTTGTCGATCAGGGTGTCGCAGTAGTAGGTCTTCATCTCGCCCGAGAGACCGGCATCGGTCGTCACGTTCGTCTGGCCCTCAAACAGGCTCAGAATAACGGGCAGAATGAAAATGTCTTTGAACTTCTTCATAGAGTTTTGTCTCCCTTCTTACAGTCGGTAAATTAGGCGGGCATCAGAATACGATGCGCTCGCCGCGCCGAACGCGCCTTGCGATCTCTGCGCGGTCGGCCTTCGTGAATTTGCTCGGGTCACTCTTGACAATGACCCCCGGCTGGGAAGTGGTTCCATTCTCGTTCGGGCGCATTCCTTTCGCGCGGACATTGTCCATCACGCGCTTTTCCATCTCCGCCGCAGCTTTCGCCGCGCTACGAGCCTGAATGTCGCCTAAATGGGATACCTCGTAAGCGTCTTTTACAGGAACGCCAGCACGCAGCATCGCAATGAAACGCGGATTCTCCGCGACTTCGCGCTTGAGGTCGAAGTCAGGGTACTCGCCCGGTGCGTCCGCCGTGCCGACCAGCTCGCTCGCCTGACGGATCCAGTCGTTATAAGTCTCGTCGGCTTTCTGCTGGCGCTGCCTGTCTTCTTCCTGGCGTTTGAGCGCTTCGTTTTCCTGCTGCATCCGCGCATACTCGCGGTACTGTTCCACGCTCATGCCCATGCTCTCCGCTTCCGCATTGTAGAGCACGCTGTTGAGCGCCGCATCGCCCTCAAAAGCCGCACGCAGCTTACTCATATCGCCGTCCGACACGCCATAATGGCGCATCAGTGTGTCGATAATGGGCTGCGAATCTGCGATCTTCTGGTCTTTGGCCTTCTCTTCGCCGAATCTGCGGTTGATGATGCGCTGCGTCTCCGCGGTATAGACGTCCTTGTATTTGCCGTTTACGAGGTCAAGGAACTCCTTTTTCAGGTCTTCCCTGCCTTTTTCCGCAGCCCCGGCGTCGTGCTGCTGCATCTTCGCGCCCTCGCCCTTCGGCTCGCCAGAAGAGGTCCCCGTATCGTCAGGTGTCTCCTGCTTGCCGAACACGACGTTGGCGTATTCGCCCGTTTTGCCCTTCCGGGTGGGAGAAGAGCTTGCATTCGTGGTCTCGCCCTGTGCGCTCGCGCCTCCCTCAGCGCCGCCCGATGCACCGGCAGCTGCCCCCGCAGCGGCAGCGCCGCCATCAAAGAGACTCAGGATCACGCGAAGCGTAGTTTTGAGGTTCATGGTATCCCTCCTGCTTGTCAAATCGCGGATATTCGGCCCTCCGTGTAGGCCGTGCAGCGCTTCCCATCATCCGCAGGGGAGGGGAGAGCGGCGAAAAGATGAAGAAAAACGCCGCCCCTCCCTCGCGGGCGTATGAATAGGAGGAAGCCACTCGCACGCCTAAAGCGTAACATGCGGCTTCCTCCGTCTCACCACGGGCGAGAAAAATTTTTTAATTCTCTTTGACGTGCACGCAGATCGCGTCCGGCCTCGGGTCTTCCAGCTGCTTGAGCCCGATGCACGCGGCGATGAATGCCGCCTCGATGCGCTCGTCGCCGCCGCAGTGGATGAGGAAGCGCGGCGCACCATCGTCTATCTCGAAGCCATAGACCTCGCACTCTCCCTCAGCTTCCATGTTCTTCACATAGCCGCCGAAGGCATACATCACACCCGTGATGTAATTGCAGCATTTCTCGTCCGCCGAATGTCCTTCGCACAGGATCATGTAGCGACCAATTTCGTGCTCGATGTGAACCATCGTCATGCACTTACACCCCCGGCATCGCCGCGCTGCTGCCCGTGTCCATGTTCGGCTTAGACTGTTCGGCGAGCTGCTGCATGTACGGTGTCTGCGCGCTCTGTGCGTCGGCGTTCTTGCTCTCAATTCCGCCGCCGCTGCTGCCGCTCTTGCGTGTCGAGCCGCTGCTCTGCGTGCCGCCCGCCATTCCGATGCCCATGTCCTGTCCCGTAAGCTGCTGGATAACCGCGAGCGCCTTTTGCAGCTGATCACTCTGCTGCTGCACGACGTTGTAGAGCGTCGCGCCCTCGTTGACCTGGCTTTTGATCTTGTCGATTCCTTCAAAGTCCATCATGTCGAGCGCAATCATGCTTTCCTGTGCCCTGTCCGGGGAGAAGAATCCCAGCGAATACAGCTCTTTCGCCCGCTCGTTCTGTTCTGCGCGGGAGAATGGGTTCTTCTTCTGTGCCTTGATCTTGATGTCAAAGACCGGTCTGCGGAACAGGTCATTGCCGAGGCTGTCCACGCCCGTCACCTGATCGCCAAGCTCGTTCACGCCGATCTGCGCATACTCGTAGGGCATTTCATTCGTGATGCGGAAAGTGCGCGCTGCGTCGTAGAACTGCCGCATGCGCTCGATGCACAGTTTCACGATCTTCGCCTGCGCGCGGTAGCACGCCGAAATCATATCGCGGCTCGCCTTATTGCCCGCCTCCTGCAGTGCAGAAATAGCCGCCGCAGCCGTTGCACCGCTGGATGTGCCGCCGTTGGACACGTCGCGGTTTGAGCTCGTTTCCTTCATCTCGTCGATCTTCATCTGCACGATATTCGCGTAGATGGAATCGAGCGGGCGCGTCGTTACCTCTCGGAGCCTGCTCTCGTCGATCTGGCCGGACACGTGGATGATCGGCTTGCGCCAGTCAAGGAACTCTTCTTCGTTGATGTTCAGGCTTTCGCTCGCGAAATACCGGCGCTTGCTGCCCATCATTGAAGTTTCGAGGATGTTGCCCCACAGCTTGTCGATGTAGAGCTGCGGATCCTTTGCAATGGCTGTATATCCAAATCCCGCAGGTGTGCCCTTTTCGGGGAACAGCACGTCGAACACGAACGGATATTCTCCATCTTCGTAGAAGCCGCCATCCGCATATTCGGGGTCATTTTCGCTGGCGTAGATGATATGCTCCTCGTCGATGAACTTTGCGTAGTGCAGCACCGTTCGCCCGTCTGCGGTCTTCTTACGGTAATACCAGTCGATCACGGCGACCTTGTTGCTCGTGTCCACCGTGTCGTCGTACTCGTATTTCGCCGTTTCAATGCTGCTGCCGCTGAGCTTATCCGCAAACTGCGGGTATTCGTCCTCGATGATGTCGCGGTCGACGAGCGCCACCGTAAACACGTTGCGGCTCTTCTGGATGTCCTCAATACCCGGCTCCCAGAAGATATTCAGCGGGTCAATGCCCTCGATAGCGATGTCGCCGAGCCCGTTGTCTTTCTCCTTGTCCCAAAACACCCCATAGAGCGCCACACCGTGTTTGAGCTTTTCCCACCACTCGAAGCTGTATGTGCTGTCAAATTCGTTGTATTCCATGATGACCGGCAGCACGGACGAGAGCGTCTGCGCGCTTTCCTCGTCGCTCTGCTCGCGAGGCAGGCATACGGGCTCGGGGTAATTGTCCATCGCGTCGGCGTGCTTATTCATGATTGAGTTAAACAACCATGCACTCGCAGGCTCGGGCGATTCCCCCGCATCTTTCGCCCCGCGTCGGATATCCTCCCAATGCCGCAGCTTCCACCAGCGCTCCTCGCTGATGATGCGATTCTCGAAGTTGCTCTTTCCCTGCTTGTACTTTTGCAGCGTTTCTACGGCGTCACCGATCTCCTTGCTGCCGATGGCTGCGCCGCTGCTCATCGCCGCGTCGCTGTCGCGGAATGCGCCTACAAGCGGCGCTTCTGCCTTTGCATCCAACATCGCAGCAGCGCCAGCCGCGTCGGCCTGCTGCTGCGTCTGCGGGAATTTTCTCGTCCCTGCCATGTCTCCCCCTCCTGTCAGTTGTGTTGGAACCACGCATATCTGTCGTAGCTCGGCGTATTGATGTCCAGCGGGTCGTACAAGACCGGCTTCGGCGGCTTATTTACCCGCGCCGCAATGGGATTCTCCATGCACACATAGCGTGTCATGTCGTAGATATGATCCTCCTGCTCGGTGTTCACGTCCTCAACGTCCTTTTCGTCGTAAACGAGGTTTGGCACCGTGCGGATGAAATTTTTGCACGTATCGAAGATATACAGCATCGGCACGCCGTTCTCATCAAACGCGAATCGGTTGTGCATCTGCATCTTGCCGTCGATGCGGGCGTTATCCCCCTTCTCGAAGTAGACGCGCTCGCGCTCAAAGAGCGAGCCGATGCTCTCCGTGCCCTGTGTGCCCCAAATGGCGGGGTCGCCCACGCGGAAGATGTGCCTCCCCTTGAGGTTCGGGTCTTCTGCCTCAATGCGCTTCATCTCGCGGGCCACCGCCGTCGGTTCCATCTTCACGCCCTCGTTCGGTGTGCCCGTGCAGCCGTAATATTCCCGGATGTGGTAGAGACGCCTGTCATGGTCGACCGCGAACCAGCCGATGGCGAACGGCCTTGAATAGCCCCAGTCCATTGCGCACCAGATTGGCCACTCCTTCGGCACCTGAAACGGCGCGATGACGTGCGTATGGATGCGGTCGCGGTAGTGTTCGCTGTCATTGCGCCACTCGGTAAACACCTGCCCGGAGAATGTGTCCCAGTCGCCGTAGAGCAGTGCGTTCTTCTCCGCCTCCGGCATCGACGCGAGGCGCGTCAAATAGCTGTCGTCGTTCTTGAGCAGTATCTTATTGTCGAATACCGTGCTCGGCACAAAGATGCGGCTCTTCTGCCGATGTTCTTCGTGCCCATCTGGAAAGCGCACGACGGCATCCTCGCGGATGGTCCTCATCGGCGGCGCTGCTGTGATGAAACGTTCCTTGACCCATCCGTGCCCCACGCCGCCGGGGTTCGCCGTGCTGCGGATGTATACACGCGTCCCCGGCCCGTTCGGTCGGTTGCGGGAAAAGAGGTAGCTGTATTCCTCCCACGTAAAGTGGGTCAGTTCGTCGAATGCGATAAAGTCATACGCCTGTCCCTGATACTTGATCTTGTCCTTTGCGTACTGCATCGAGCCGAAAAGTATTTTCGCCCCGCTCGGGAAGGTCCATGTGTGGCTGCTGCCGTTGTAGCGCGCGCCCGGATAGATACGCGGATAGTAGTTCAGCGTCTTGTCAATGAGCTCGGCAAGCTGCGGGAAGGTCTTTCGCAGGATGATCGCCTTGTAATACGGGATATTTACTTGACGCAACGCCTCGATGACCAACGCATCGGATTTCCCCCCGCCTAACCGGCCGCGCCGCCGTATAGAGCCTCATCCTCCCAGCGGCTCATAAAGAGCGCTTGCTTGGGCTGCGGCTTCCATACCACGCTACGCTTCGCCATTCGCATCACCTCCCGCGTCCTGCGGAACAGGCATCACCGCGGGAAGCTCTGCCACACCGCACACGCTCTCTCCGCTGTCGTCCTTCTTCTCGTCATTTACCCAGCGGAAATTGTATCTCAGGCTGAATTCAGCGCCACGCTGGCCGTTTCGGTCGAAGAGCCGTTCCTCTGCGTAAGCCTCGATGCGAGACTTCGCGCGCGTAACCGTGTCAACGAATCCTTTCTTTGCCTGATAGTTCAGCAGCGCCTGCCTGCTCGTAAATCCCAGCGCAAGCGCGAGCCCCGTCACCGTCGGTGGGCGCTGATGAATGATAAACGGCTGCCCGAATTTGTCGAGGATTGGCATACCATCGTCCCCTATGATCGGCTCGCCCTTGCAATCCTCGAAGTATTGGTCAATGACGGCCTGCATTTCTTCGACCGTCGCATATTTGGGATGACACCCTGCTTTTGCCATGCCGCCACCGCCTTTCTTTTTTATGCTGCAAGCCCCCCGTCCTCGGCCTTATCGCACAGCATTCTTATCCCCCGCTCGGGGAACCGAGCTTCCTATTTCCGACGGTAACACGCCATCTTTTATTTCTCACCACGGGCGTGGAAACTTTCTCTCCCTCTTCCTGTGCTCTCCCTTGTATAGTTACATACACACAACATAGATACATCCTGCATATAGCACCCTCTCCCGAAAGAAAAGAAATATAAAAGAAAAGAAAGGGGTTCTCCCTCACGGCAAAAAGAGAAGCACGGCCTGTCAGGCGTCCCTGAAACAAAAATTTTTGCAAAGCTGGTCTTTATTTTGTTCTTGTGGGTGCAAACATCTGCACTCTGCATTTCTTTTTCAGCCATTGTCAGCCCTCCTGTTCGGCGAACACCCGCTAACCCACCTTGCACGGCAGCACCACCACGCGTCCATCCTTGTCGGCCTCGTCCAGCTCACGCAGACGGTCATCCAGCAGCCAGTTTTTCACATACTCCCAACTTCAATTATAATCAATTCCAACATCCATCAGGATATTAGACATTCGTTTAGACTCTTCCGGCGTCAGCCCCGTTTCCTCGTAGGCTGCAAGACGCTCCACACACGTCTGTCTGTACGCGCTTTTTGCCACACGGTCATTGCAATCATTGCCACTGTAACAACCTGCCGGATAATTGTAATCCGCTGCGCCGCTTGCGAGATATTTTGTCAATCTCTCCATCACTCCACCTCCTGCATCTTACTAATCACTTTTCGGATCACGTCGCCACCGTAAGCGTCTTTTGTCAGCTCCAAAAATTCCGTCAGCGTCATCATGCCGTGCTCGAGGTCGACGCCGTAGTCTCGGGCAAACTGCTTTCGCCCCATGTCACACGATCCGGTCAAGCGATGATGCCAGTCGTAAAAATACTGCGTCGGATACGTTTTTTCACGGGCTGTCTCTCGCAGGAACGCATCTATACGCTCGTCTTCCGGCATATCCTCGAAAAGCTTGTCTCGCAACGCCTCCATTGCTTCGCGCAGCGTTTCGCCATGCGCGAAAATGTTGTCCTGCTTGACGATGTAGCACGGTGTAAGCGTCAAATCACCGTTCAAGATTGCCCCGTGCGCAGTGTTGCCGCGCACGGAACGAATCAGCGTATTGACACCGTCAATTCGATAAACCGTTTTCCGGTTGAAACTCTTAATTCCGGAGCCGTCGCCGTAGCCGGAGCCGTCGCCGGAGCCGTAGCCGTAGCCGGAGCCGGAGCCGTAGCCGTAGCCGGAGCCGTAGCCGGAGTCGTAGCCGGAGTCGGAGCCGTAGCCGGAGCCGTCGCCGTCGCCGGAGCCGTAGCCGTCGCCGGAGCCGTAGCCGTAGCCGTCGCCGGAGCCGTAGCCGTCGCCGTCGCCGTAGCCGTAGCCGTCGCCGTCGCCGGAGCCGTAGCCGTAGCCGTCGCCGGAGCCGTAGCCGTAGCCGTCGCCGGAGCTCACAGGCAAAAAGGCTTTAATCTTCTCGTCAAGCGTCATCTCTTCCACTCCTTTACGCCTCGAAGAGACGCAGATGCCGTGTCTGTGCACGGGATGATCTGGATCGCACCAAGCACGGTCATTTCCGGAATCGTCACGGTAAAACGGCAGTTGCCCGGTGCTTTTGTACCGTCCTGCGCCAACTGCTCCACGGCACACGCGCCGTCCCAACTCCACAGCTTACGAACATCGGTCATGGTAACCTCGGAGCCGTTTCGCTCCTTGATCTTGCCGAAAAACACGCCTGCGCGGTCGCAGCGAACGATATAGTCCTGATTGTTGTTCATGATAAAAATTCCTCCTGATTTTTTTAAAATTTAAAGCTCTATCTGAGCCTGATTCCGTTTACCTCCGCCTCCGCCGTAAAGTAACGGTGGTGCTCGTTGATGTAGACGATACGACCGTGTACGGTTCTCAATTTTTCAAATCCGCAGATGCCGCTCGCGCCCTCAAAGGCTGCAGGCTTCCAGCTAAATGGTTCTCCGATGTACATAGTCAGGCCTCCTTTTTCCGTTTCTTCCAGCCGTCACATGGCACGTCGGAATCAGGCGGCGTGAATACCGGGTAGCCTTTGCCCATGCCCCAGTTGTAGTCTTTGTCTCCATAACGGAAGCAATAGCCATAGATGACGGCCTCGTCGCTGCGAACGAACGGCTCTCTCAGTGCAGCGTAGCTCCGACACGTCTCGCAGCTATGTACTGCTCCCTCGTGAGCCTCTGCCCAAAGCTTCGTTTGCTCTTCCGTGGTCACGTCAAGGATTTTTCCCATTATGCGTCCTCCCCAAATCTCAATTTTGTTACGGCAATGGGGAACTCTTCAATCTCGCTTGCCCAGCGTGCCGTGCCCTTGCCGTTGTGCCGCTCAAATACCAGTGGGAACCCGCCGATGCCGTCGAACAGGCTCCCCATCGTAACAGGACGCAAATATTGCGCACTGATACGCTTTGCCAGGAAGTCCCAAAATGGCAAGGCGATGGAATTCCCCAGCGCCTTATAGCGCGGACTGTCGCTCGGCTTGCGCAGTTTGCCCTTACTGTCGCGCCACTCGCCGATGTCCGTCCAGTGGTCTGGGAATCCTTGCAGCCGCTCGCATTCCATCGGCGTGAGGCGGCGCACAATCATTCCGGTTCGGACGGTGTTTTGCAAATTCAGACTTTGCCCTACGCTTTCTTTTGCTTGCAGCGTCCCGTTGATCTCGCCCCCCTCGGTGAAATTGCGGCAATCAACACTGCTGACCACTAAATCGGTGCTATCCTTGTAATCTCGCTGCTTGCAGTTGCTCGCAACGTCTCCCTCGCGGTAGTCCCCGAAGCCCTGCATTTGATAGCAAACCGCCGGAACCTCGCCGAAGGTGTGCAGCGCAGAACACGGCTTGTCCGGTCCGACGGTGCTGCGGTTATTCGGCTGATTGTTCCCGCTCATGCCGGCCGCAGCGGTCAGCGTAGGTGCTCTGTCGTCGCTTCGCACCTCGGCCCCGCCTTGCTGTGTTCCCATGCAGAAAATCGCCGGGTTATTTACTCCGCCGCCAACGCCACCTTGTAGCGTCGGGGATGCTCCCTCTGTGCCAAAAATCCGTTTGCTTTGGCAGTCCCACTGCGTCAGACAGTTTTGGAAAATCGTCTGGTCGTTGCTGGTGCCGAGCGTTCCGCTCTTGTCCTCCTGAACTAAAGCGCCTTTTCCTCCTCCGTCACAGCCCCCCCTGATTCGGACTGCATAAGAAGCACCGCTTTTAGTGTTTCCGGCAAGTCTTTCCCGCGCCGTTCCGCTCTCCGCAAAATGCCTTGACACGCTTTTGCGCTCAAAGAGTATTTCTCCTGCGGTGTCTCCTCCAAAATCTGCGACAACCGAGATACGACGGCGACGTTGGGGGACTCCCCAGTGTTGCGCGTCATGCACTCGCCAAGCCACGCTCCATCGTCCTCCCACTTCATCGTGGTAGCCACCCCAGGTGTTCCAGCCTTTTTCAGGCACTTCAATATCGGGGGCTTCCGGCTCTGCGATGCGGATGATCTCTTCGAGGACTGCCGCGAAGTCTTGTCCTTTGTTGCTGCTGAATGCTCCGGGCACGTTTTCCCAGACCATAAACCGAGGTCGGACCATGTCACCTGTTCGTCCGTTCGCTTTGTCATGTGCTCTCATCTCCTTCACGATGCGGATCTGTTCCATGAACAATCCGCTTCTTGCGCCGGCTAACCCGGCGCGTTTTCCTGCAATGCTCAAATCCTGACACGGTGAGCCTCCCGTGATAACGTCCACGGTCTCGATCTCCGCGCCGTTGATTTTCGTAATATCGCCGAGGTGCTTCATCTTCTCCCCTCGCATTCCCCGAACATCTCCCGGAACGTCAGGCCCGTCAAGTCTTCCAGCGCCAGCAGCTTTTGGATGGTCGGCTCGATATCGCCCTTGACATATTGACTGATGACCGACGCGCTGATGCCCGTTGCGGCGGCGAGCGTCGTCTGGTTGTAATTCGTCGATTCCAAAAACGCTTTCAGCCCCGGATATGGGCAGCGCTCCCACGGCGTTTTGCTCATAACAAATCGGCTCATATCACTCGCCCCCTAACAGCGTTTCAATCGGGACGTTCAGTGCTTCGGCGATGTAAAGATACGTCGATACCGCGCCGTATCGTCCGCCTCGCTCAATGCAGGAGATCGTGCTGTCCGCTATTCCAGCCCTTTCTGCGAGGGCCTCCTGATTCAGCCCGCGCATCTGCCGCCACGCCTTGACGCGCTCGCCGATGCGCTGCTCGGTCGGGATAGGCCCCTTCGGCGCTTTATCCTCGCTCAGGAAGTCCGTCACACGGATGCCCACGGCCTCACAGATGCGCTCGCACAACGGGATGGTCGGCATAATGCGCCCATACTCATAATTCGCAAGCTGCCCCTGCACAAGGCCACACATGGCGGCAAACTGTGATTGGCTCATGCCCCTTGCTTTTCTAAGGTTGCGGATCCGCTCCGCAGTGTCTTTTGCATTCATCTTTTCGCTCCCTTTATTTTCTCAGCTTTTGGCCACGCCGCGTTTTGAACTGGCGCGCTCCCAAATAATCGTCTTTTGCCTGCGTCTGCCGCTTCTCTTCGGCCTTCGCCGCCCGGACCTTCGCAATATCCTCCGCATAATGCGGGCAATGGTCCTGGCAGCCGGGATAGCGCACGGGTGGCAGGCAGCTGTGGCAGTGCTCAAAGCTCATCTCACACCTCGCGGATCGTGATGCCGTACTTGTCCTGCATCAGTTTCTTTTTCAGCAGATAGTCTTTCGTTTTCACGCCCTTTGCGTCCTCGACCTCGCGCAGCCAATGCACCGTGCCGTTGCAGTCCGGCCCAGTTGCTCGCTCGTAAACAAAATCCGCGCGGTAGACCATCGGCTTGATTCTCTCGCCCTCGATGGTCGTGTATCCCTCAACGAGCGTAAAATTCGCTTGCAACCGTAAATCGCGAATCTTGCCCATCGCGCGCAGCACTTTCAGCTCGCCGAACCGCGCCGCCTCGCGCTCGGAATCAAACTTGATGCCGTCGCGCACAACCTTGCGGTTGCCGTACTTGCTTTTCTTCGACTTCTGTTCGCCCACCAGTTTGTCAAGCACCTGCTTCTGCGCCTGCGGCCCCAGCCTCGCGAGGTCAGCTGATGTCAGCGCCATCGTCGGCCTCCCTGATTCGCACTGGCAGGACCATTTTGACGTCCTCGTGGTTGGTCTTGATCGTAATGGGCCCAAGTGGCCCACGGAATTCCAGAATAGCAGGCTGCTTGAAGGCACCGCCGACGCTGGCCTTTGCCGCCTGCAACGTCGAGAGAAGATACTCGGCATTCACGCCGATACGGAATGTCGGTTCATTGGGCAGGACTTTTTCCCAATCCAGAAACGCTCCAACCGGCTGAACAAAACCGAAGATGCAGCCGAGACATTCGATCTCAACCACGCTTTCCGTCTTGTCCCGTTCTTTCAGCTCCAAGCGCATGGAGTTGCCGCGTGGCAGGCGGATACTCGGCTTGATGTAGCAATCGAAATCCTCTTCGACCTCGCAGCAGGTCGCGTGCTCCACGAAAAGCCGGACGCCGTCTGTGGCGATAGCCGTAACTGCCTTGTTCTTCTTGCGAAATTCCAGCCGGATATTCTTGTACATCGGCCTACTGATGCTCGCTGATACCGCGCCCTTTACGGCGGCGATAATCGTGTTGAACGCGTTGGTGTCCATGATAGCCAGTCTCATTTCTCTGCCTCCTTTGCGCCATTGTGATCGCACGGATCATCCCGCAGGCCGACCGCAATATGCATCACGTTCTTCTCATCGACGCGCTGGTGAATCTCGTATTGCCCAAGCAGCGGGTTCACCTTCGGCCTTTCGAGGTGGAGCGCCTTCATGCGTGGGATATCTTCTCCCGTGTCGGGGTCCTTCACTGCCTCGCCGTAGGAAAGCGCGATCTGGATAATCCAAGCATCGAACGCCATGCGCAGCTGGTTCAGTCCCTTCATATCCTCGCGCAGCTTCGCATTTGCTTTCATCAGCTCGCCGACTTTTTTCTGATATCTTCCAAGCTCGTGCTCAAGCCGTTTTACCTTGTCTCTGTTCCTTTCGCTCATCGGTTCTCCGTCCTTTCGTAGTGCAGCGTCAGCGCCCGGGCGATCGGGCAGCGCCGCCATTCTTCGTTGGCGCAGTAGCGCCGCGTATATTCGTCCAGCTCTTCTTTCGGGAGCTTGACTTGCGCACCCTCGCAGTTGAGATAGTCGCGGTAGTCCCGCGAGTAAAACGGGCACTTGAAAATGCCCCCTCGATACCCGCTCACGGCGCACCGCCTGCCATTTTGGCAGCCGCCGCTTCCCACGTCAGCCCGTGTTCTCTCGCATAACGCGATACGCTCGGCATGAATTCCTCCTGTTCGGCTATCCGCTCGATGTATGGCTTCATCCACGCTACCGAGACTCGCGGGGAAGCTGCGCCCCTGATCTTTGCCAGCACTTGGCCGACCTTCGGGGGGAATCCCCTCGTATCCTCGGCGATCAGCGTATTCACTGCGTCCATCGCTTCGGCGGGGTCTTCCCCGTCCAGCATGTCCGACCAGAGGGAAACCAGCTCTTCGGCTTCTGCGCGGGTCATCTTGGCATAGGCCTGCGGATAGGCCTGTTTTAATCGCCCTAAAAGGCTAATTACGTCAGCTCTTTCCACGGTTTTTTTCCTCCTCCAACATCTCGGCGAATACATCGCCACCGACAAACGGCTTATTTTGCGGCGCTTTCTTGGCGAACCGTTCCCACTTCTCCGCATTTCTGCAAGCCGCTTTCCAGTCTTTCATGGGGGTCTTGCCGACCATCCACCCTTTCGACTCGTAAAAGTCGATGAACCCCTGCGGGTCTACGGGCGATTGGCGTTCAGCCACGTAGGACTGAACCTCTGCGAGTGTGGGCGGTGTGAAGCGCTTCGCGCGTGGAATAACACCTTGTCCTTGTCCTTGTCCTTGTCCTTGTCCTTGTCCTTGTCCTTGTCCTTGGCTTTTTTTGGTTTCTGAAAAACCGCTTTGGTTTTTTTGGTTTTCCTTGGTTTCTGAAAAACCGCTTGCTTTCGGCGGTCTGCCGCCCTTTTTCCCGTTCTCTCGGTAAGCATTGGAGGCGGCTTCCTGTGCTTTTATAGACTCGTCAATATCCCGCTGAATTGCGGGCCAAATAAACCTTTCGGGGCCTTCAAACTGCGGCTGTTCTCCGTTTTTCCGGTAAGCGAGCATCGCCTGGACAATAGCTCCAATTGATTCGTCGTCATACTCGCGGAAATAGTCCTCGTAGCTCAGCCAGAGCTTGACATATTCTTTGCTCTCCGCCATGCCGTCACCGCCTTAAAACGGTAGCTCGGATTCGTCCTCGCTGACCTCTGCAAAGCCGCCTGCGGCGTGCTCTGTGGCGTATTGCGGTGCGGCGGTGTTGTTATCCTCCGATCGCCTGTTGTCCGCGAAATACACGCTGTCAGCCTGCACCTCGTAGCTCCTGCGCTTGTTGCCGTTCTTGTCCGTCCAGTCGCGCATCTGCAAGCGCCCCTCGACGCCGATCATGCGACCCTTATCGGCGTAGTTGCAGAGCACCTCCGCCGTGCCGCGCCATGCGACAACGTCGATCCAGTCCGTGCCGCCCTCTTTGCCGTTGCGATCAACGGCAAGAGGGAACGACACAACGGATACGCCGCTGTTCGTCTTTTTCAGCTCCAAGTCACGCCCGATGCGTCCCATCAGGCAGATTCGATTCATGCTCACTGTGCGTCACCGTCGCTTTCGATGACCTCGCCGGTCGTCTCATCCACGGTGTAGTTGGCGTCAATTGTTTCCTCTTCCTGCGCATCTGCGGCGATCACGTCGGCGAGTTGTTTTCCCGCGCCGCGCGTCTGGTAGTCGATGGACATAACACCCCATTTTCCAATCAAAACGCGGTAGACAGTCTTGCGCGCCATAGCGTCCCAATCATCGCGCCAGCCCTTGCCCTGATATTCACCTTTTCGGAATTTCTTTTCATGTGCGGTGATGGCCTTGACGCTCATGTAAACTGTCTTTTCGGCCCCATTGATAAGACGGTAATACCCGACGTATCCGATGACAGGAAGTGCCTCGCGCGCGTCCTCGTCCTCCACGAAATCAATGTCAACCTCTTCGGTCAGACGGTTGTAACTCTTCAATTCGCCCTCACGCACGTCCACGACGTTTATGGTCTTATATGCACCCGTGCGAAGTGCAAGCTGGTGCATACCTTTCCAGCCGAGAATGAATGTCGCTTCCATCTTTTTTGCGCCAATATCCTTCTTGTAGTTCTTGAATGGCGCAATGAAGGCATAGCCCAAACTCGGGTCGATGGGGAGATCAAACATCGCCGCTTTCAACGCGGACTGAATGACCGTCATCGGGGATTCATAAAAGGCTTGCTGCAAATTCTTGTCTGCATTGACCATCGAAACGATGGACGAAATAAACTGCGGCGCGCGCTTGCCAAGCAACTCGTCAAAGCGCTTGCGCATGCCGTCGCGGTCAAGCAGATCGTTCAACAACGCCATGACGGATACCTGCTTCTGCTGCGGTGCTTTTTGCATCGCCTGCGCGTTCTGAATCAATCCTTCCTTCATCTTTCTTTGTCCTCCTTCACCGCAAATTTGCGGAAATTTGTCGTTTTGTAGTAGCCGCTCAGATCCATTTCGGGGTGATCCTTTGCAAACGCCCTCGCGTCGAACGTCTGGCGGCTCTGCCCCTTCCAGTCGACCGTGAAGCGCCCGCAGTATCCGCGCTCATTGTCACCAAGGTCGTTCATGAGCTGCTGCTTGATGGCGTCCGCGCCCTTCTCGATGGCTTTCTTGCGGCTCATCAAGTACTGGTACTGCTCGACAAGCCTCTCGCGCCCGAACAGCTCAACTTCACCGCCGCCTCCCTCATAGATGCTCGTGATCGTCTCCGTTGTGCTCTCCATACCGTCCATCGGCGGTGGGCTGTCAGCCTCCACGTAGTCGTGCCAGAAGTCCGCGGCGCAGCGTTTCAGCGCTGCAATCTCGTCGGGGCTGACATACACGCTGCTCTCGCACCATCCGGGAACATAGTCATCGGGAACGGTCGTGATCTGGTAGCAATAAAAGCCCTTGCCCAGCACCAGCGCCGCCAAGAACCAGCGTTCCCAGCCCGTTACGGCGAGATATGTCACGCACTGCGCGTAATAGCTCTCGGGGAATTCGCCAACTGCATAGCGCTTCATGTTCAGCGCATTCGCGGTCTTGCATTCAAGGCCCGCGTGCCAACCAGCCGGTAACACCATACGGTCAATGTTCGCATGTAGGCACGGAGCCTCATCGTTACGCAGGATGTAGTTCACCTTGCGGACACGCAACCCTGTTTTTATCTCGAATCGAGTTGCGACGTAGCCCTCAAGGTCTCTCCCGATTCGCATCGCCTCGTTTTCCGGCTCTTCGCCGATCCTGCCGGTCTTCTCCGCCCATACCGTATAGGGCGAGCGGTATTTGTTCAGCCCCAGCACGGCGCCCATGTCGCTGCCGCCGAGGCTCTTCTTGCGCTCTTTAAGCCACTCCTCGCGGCTCATCCCGCGCGTCGATATCTTCTGCATCTTCATCTTTTTTTACCTCGATGTCTTCCACCCCGCAGAAGGGGCAGCATAGTATCGTTTGCGTCTCCACGCCGCGCTCACCGTCAAGGTTCTCGCGCCTGCGCAAGACGTCGGGCTCGTCAAAGGTCAGCCCGCACCATTCGCAGCGGTACATCACATCATCGCCGAGACCGCGATGAGCACCGCCGTCAGCAACAGGCAGACACCGGCAAAAAGCATCGCCTCGTCCGCCTTGCGCTGTTCTCTCGTGCGCTTGTCGTGCCGTTTCATCGTCTGCACCCCCTGTCGATGTAGGGCAGCAGATCATACAGCACCTTGCACACCGCACACGCGCCGATGACGGCAAGGCTCGTCGTAAAGTCGCAGCCGTTGAGCGCGATCACCGCAGCGGCGATACCGCCGAAAAATAACGTGTCGATCATGCCCCCACCTCATATCCAAGAAATTTCAAGAACGAAAGCCGCGGGATGACCGTGATCGTTCCGATGCGGCTGACCGGAAATCCGAGCTGTTCGGGGTGGTCTTTCGCCGCAATGCTGATCGAATAGGGCTTCCGCCCGAGTACCGGCGCGATATCCGCCGGTGTCAGCACCGGCTTGTCCGATGCAAGCATTTCTTCCACCGTCATGTGCGTTCCTCCTTGCTGTCCAATGCCGCTTGAGCTTCACAGAACAATTCCTCTTCCACGCGCCGTAACGCCATTTCAATCTGAATCAGTGCCCCGTAAAACCGGCAGTCTCCGGTCTCAGAGAGTTCGCCTTCTTGAATTGCCCCTGCGATGCAGAGGGACAGTGTGTCGGTCACACCAGAAAGATCACACCCTATGGAATCGACTTTACCGGCAAACTCATTTATGCTCATTTGCGTGTTCCTTCCTCTCCAAGAAACTTCTGGATGAAATACTGCTGGCCTTTGCCGGTGACTTTCGCGGTCTTGCTCACCGTCACCGTACCGTCAGAATGGGTGATTGCCGTTTCCTTAACGGTGAAAAGCCCCAAGTCCATTGATTTTTGTGTTGGCATATTGAAGTCCGTGCCGTTCCGGCGAATCAGATAGCCGTTTTCGCGCATCCAACGGAACAGTCGGTGCTGCCCGATGTCAACGCCGTTTTGTTTCAGCAGCTTCGCCAGCTCGCCGACGAGGATCGAAGTCTTGCTTGCGCTGACCGCATCGGCAAAAAGCACCTTCGGCGCGTCGGCCTCGACCTTGCTTTCAAGCCGCTTGAGCTTGTCCCCTGCGATTTGCAGCGCGCGAGCCATGACTTTCTCCGGGCTGTTCCAGTCCTTTTCGATTTGAAGAAAATACTGGCGGGCCTGCTTGCCCTTTTCATTGCGCTGGATCATGCAAAGCTCTTTCGCCATGTCGATGGTGAGAACCGCGTCCTGTGCAGGGCGCCCCCCGGTACTTTCGCTCAAAAATGAGCAGAAGTCTTCGCCCTCGGTGAACCCGTACTCGCACATTCTCGGGAACCAGTCTTTATAAGCCGTCTTCACTTCGAGAAAGTCGTGCAGGTCTCGCGCAGAGACCGCAGGGCGGTCATTGTTGTAAGTGATCTTGATTAGCTCGTTCATGCGTCCTCCTTATCCTCGGCGCGCCGTTCAATGATCGCGTCGATTGCGCCCTCCACTCGCTTTCGCGCATCGGGCGGCTTGCGCCTTCCGTTCAAGATCATGCTGATATAGGCTCTTGTCACGCCCATCTCAGCCGCGACTTCTTCAAACGAAATGCGGTTGGTGTGCATCTTTCCGACTGCACGGCCAGTCCATGCTTCAAGCAAAGCCATTCCTCCCTTTTCATTCTGTTAATTTTGTTGACTGCGGCAGGGAAGTTTGCTATACTGCTTTCGCGGGGTTATCTCCATAAAAGGGGGTGATCGCATGAGAAACGCAGCACATACTTCGTCCGAGCTCGCGTCGCTTGCTGGCAAGTTGATGCATCACGAGGACAAGGACGTTCGTTCTCTTGCCGCCATCGCCTTAGCTAACCGGCGAAAGTAGGTCAGCTAACAGGAGAAAAGATGAAGCTACTCGCACATTTTTGCCCCGCAGCCGCCTTGATGCTCACGCATCGGGGCGGCTTCCTTTTCCTGCCGCAGTCAAATTTGGGGTTGCATAAGTTAACTAACCGTGCTATTATGCAGATAGCCGAACCACATAAGAGCTTGACACGGACGAATGAATCGTCGGGGTCTGGTTTTATGTTCCCTTTTTCAACTCCACGTCCAAATTATACGGTTAGAATAGTTAGAAGTCAAGGCAAAATTGTTAACTTTTCTATCTTCGTCGATCTGTTCAAAAACGTCCTATGGAATTAACTACTTTTTACAAAAATTTCGTATCCCTCTGCACTAAAAACGGTCTGAACCCATCAGGTGTAGCCAAAGCAATCGGCCTTTCAAATGCTGCTGCGACCGGATGGAAAAAAGGGAAAATGCCAAATGATACTACTCGGGAAAAATTGGCAAACTATTTCCACGTGACTGTTGCCGATCTAATAGGGGACGACTGCGCAGAAAAAGAAGCCGCCGCCCCGAAGGACGTCGGCCTTTCCCCGATGGAATCTCAGTTAATGGAATATGTCCGCACACTTACGGACGATCAAAAGAAGATGCTGCTGGCACAGTTGCAGGCGCTAAAGAATCAAGAATGATACGTTTCTGTTCATCGCTGAGATCGCGGAACGCCTGTAAGATTTCGCTGTCGATGTCTTTCATCTATGTATCCTCCGTATGTAAATAGTTTCACTTATCATATACCGCGCCGAGGTTCATTTCACCACGGCGGAATGGTTTTAGGAGGTCTTGTGCATGGGATTGTATACCGACCCGAATTACTTTGAAAAGCAAGCGCACTACCAGCACCGCAAAGTAAAGAAAGTCATTAAGGCGGTGTCCTCTAAGTCAAAGCAGCCTGCCCCTGATGAGGCGGTATCAGAAACCTCGACGCAGGTTGAGCCGGAATCCGCCTCACGCGATATCCATGATTATCCCGTTGAACCAACAGTTGATGAATTTGACGAATCTCCCGGCCTAACTCAAATGACGCAAGAAGAATACGACGCGTTCATGATGGGAATGACCGTCGAGCAATACCGCGTCTATCGTCAAATGGTTTTAGAAAACGAAGCCAAGCGAAACAGGCAGAAGCAGCCAAATAGGAAGCGGCGCTCTCCGGAAGTTGATCTTCTGCTGGCAGCATTGAAACCATTGTGCTTCGCGCTCGTCATCTGCGGGGTCATCTGGATTTCAATCGAAAAAGATGTCCCTTTGAAAGAATCTGACATGAATGACACCCCACCAATAAAGTCAACAACTGAAACAACTGGCGGCGGGGGCGGCAGGCTCGTTCCATTGCAGCCTGTGCCCATTCAAAACGGACAGATTGTCACATATCCGTCTGGCGATCAGGTCGCACCTTTGACAGTACAAACCGCCGGCGGCTCAAATTTCTATATCGTGCTAAACCCAATCGACAGAGAGGCAATATCTAACGGAGCGATGTCTTTCCTCGTGTCGGCAAAAAGTGCCGAAGTAGATGTTCCTCTCGGGACATACGAAATCTATTATGCGTATGGTTCGGACTGGTACGGGAAAGAATATAAGTTTGGTGAAAACACCGAGTACTTCAAATGCAACGAAATGTTTGAATTTACCGCAGATGACGAGATGGTTTACGGTTGGACGCTTACTCTCTATAAAGTATCCAACGGGAATATGAGCACTGATATAGTGCCAAAAGATTCTTTCCCGGATATTTAAGTAAAAGCCCTCGCCGCCTCTGCAACACCGGCGAGGGCTTTTCGGCAGCAGCGGGGAGCGGTCGCCGCTGCTTGTTTTGACCATATCGCGCTTTACCTTACCACTTCAATACCAAGACCTTGCAACACGACGGCATTCGACCGCGTTCGACAGACCCACTTTTGGCACCCCAAAAGTACGAAAACCGGAAAAGTTAAGGTGATATAAATGAACATTCAAGAGCTGTGTAGAATCCGTAAAGAAGAACTGAAACTGACCTATCAGGACATTTCCGACGCTTCCGGCGTGCCGCTGTCCACCGTCCAGAACTTCTTTTCCAAGCTGTCGAAAGCCCCGTCCATTTATACCGTCGCGCCGATCTGCAAGGTGCTCGGCATATCCCTTGATGAAATATTCGGAATTTCCGAACACTTGACGCCGACCGAGGAAACTTTGCAGGCGCGCAATGATGAGTTGGAACGCCATGTTGACGCAAAGGCTGATACCATTGAGATCATGCGGCGCGGCGTCCGTATCCGAAACGGCGTGATTTTAATTCTGTTTATCATGGTGGTGTTGCTGGCTGCATGGGGTTTGTATATCGATATGCACTGCGTCGACTATGGATTTTGGAGGGGCTGACATGGCGAATTGCATCAAATGTAAAGCAGCGCTGCCGGATGGCGCGCTGTTTTGTCCTATATGCGGAAAAAAGCAAGCATCTGTCGACCGAAAAGCCACAAAACGCGGCAACGGGACAGGCACAGTCTATAAGCGCGGCTCTTCATGGGTAGCCGAAATCACCAAAGGCTACCGCGAAGAGGACGGCAAGCTGACCCGCGTGAAGGCAAAAAAATGCGGCTTCCGCACAAAACGAGAAGCCTTAGAATATATCCCTATGCTGCGGACGCAAAAGCCCCGTGAAAAGGATATCACTTGGCGCAAGGCATACGAATTATGGTTCCCGACGCACCGAGCCGACAAGTCCACGCTGAATTGCTATGCCGCTGCCGAAAAGTATTTTGCATCGATCGAATTTATGAAACTGGCCGCGGTCGAGATTGATGACATCCAAGAATGCATTGATGACTGCCCGCGCGCCAAACAGACAAAGAAGAACATGCGCACCGTGTGCAGCCTGATCTATAAGTACGCCGTTCCGCGCGGATACGCCCCTATGAGTATGGCCCCGTATCTCACCGTCACCGGTGAAAACGCCGCGCCGCGCGCGAGTTTTGATGCCGACCAGATCAAAAAGATAAAAGAGGCCTGCGGCGTGATTCCATACGCCGACTATATCTACTGCATGTGTTACCTCGGCTTCCGCCCTACAGAATTTCTCGGCCTGTCGATTGATAACTACGACAAGAAAGAAAAGGTGCTTCGAGCTGGTATCAAGACTGAAGCGGGCAAGAATAGAACCGTCACGATATCCCCCAAGATTCAGCCCATCATAGACCGGCTGTCGAAAGATAAGATATCCGGCGCGCTGTTCTGTAACGAAGAAGGAAAAGCGTTCAGGTATGACTATTTCCGCGACGAGGTTTTCTATCCCACATTAAAGGCAATCGGCATTGACAATCCAATCGAAAACAAGCGGCACAAGTATTCCCCCCATACATGCCGTCATACGTTCGCGACGCTGATGAAAAACATTCAGGCATCGGACAAGGACAAACTCGAGCTGATCGGTCACGCAAGCCCCGAAATGCTGCGGTATTATCAGGATGTCAACCTGACAGACCTTCGAAAAATCACCGATGCGATATAGTTTTTCTGTTACCCCCTCGTTACCCCCATCGAACGATTTCCCGTTGATATTCCGTCGTTTTTCGGTGACTGGGGGTCAAGAGGCCGTGAGTTCAAGTCTCGCCACTCGGACCAAGAAAAACCTCGAAACCGTTGTGGTTCCGAGGTTTTTTCATATTTAGACTATTCTGGCAAATTCTCGATTATGCCCAATATTTCTATCCTGTTACCCCCGCAGTTACCCTCGCATAAAAGGCCTCTACCAATTGTGGGCAGAGGCCTTTTGGCTAATAGTGCATCATTTTTTAGGATCGCTCATCCCTCGCGAAACATCCCTTGCATCGTCCGAACCTCGGCAGCTCTCTCGATCTGCTTCCTGTGCAGATAGTCATAGAGACACTTCATGCCCTCGGGCGGCTCGCCCTTCTCCTGCTTGTACTTCTGGATGACGCCAGCGACCTCGGCGTGGAGCATCGTCATGTGATGCATCTCTTCGCCGGAAAGCTCGTAAAACGTCTTCGCAAGAGCAGGGCATTCATCCTTGTATTCGAGGGCGCATTTCGCGTACTTCATCGCGTCCTCGATTTCCTCGTCGACCATCGCCGACAGTTTTTCAATGAGTTTCATTTTCTTCCTCGCTTTCTGCGGTCGGCTTAGGTATTGCCTTTTTGATCTCAGCAATCGCCGCGTCGCCGATCTGGTTGCCGATGCTGCGCCCTGTGGGCGTGGCCACCATCGCGCCAAGCAGCATACCGATCAAGAGCTGCACCATCGCGCACCTCTCAAACCCTCTGCACGCGCAGCGCCACATTATTGACCGTAGCGGCAACACCGGTGAGCACCAGCGTCAGGGCGGACCCTGCCGCGCAACAGACCTGACGCACAAGCGCCGGAATGTTGAGATCGACCGTGCCATTGGCGGCAGCAGTCTCGGATGCAGTCGCGCCGGGAACAGCGACGCCATCCTTGTAAAGCGTAATAGTGACGGTTCCGGCAGCAGTAGATGTGACGGTGACCGAGGCATCGACATCGTAGTAACCGGTGCCGGTGATGTTGACAGCATTGCCATTAAGAGCCACGTCGCAGCCGTAGCGGCGGATGAGGCTGCCAAGAGGGATGACGCCGTCGACCGCGACTGCGGTGGGCGTCTGCATGGCAGCGTAAAGAGCGGATTTACAAGACATTTTTATTCTCCTTCCATAAAAAATAGGCGGGGCCATTGCCCCGCCTGTTACCCGGCCATAGGGGCCTACCATGTTCCCTGAGTGGGGAATATGGTCTTAAAGGTTGACGTTGCCGTTGCAGCCGCAAGACGCGGGGATGATCTGGCCTGCGCAGGTCGAAGCCACGCCGTACAGTGCGGGCTTGGTCAGCATGCGGCCCTCGATTGCATCCAGGCGGCGGTTAAAGCCGCAGCAACAGTCGGAAATCTTCGCCGCCAAGGCGTCCGTCTGCTCCTTAGTAAAGATGCCGTTTTTGAGGCCCTGATTCTCCATCTTGAGGTCGAAGATGGTCTCCTGCAGGCGCTGCTCGTAGATGCGGCTGGCCTGGCTGGTGATCGCCTCGGTGCTGGCGTTGATTGCCATGCGCGTGTCGTTGCTCTGCTGCTCGATGAGATACTGCGTGCGGGCCGTGTCGATGATTTCCTGCTTTTCGACCTCGCAGTTGCTCACGCGGTTGCAGCCGGTGTCATTGACGGGATACGGCATATTGCCGCGGCCAAAGCCAAAGCCGTTGCCAAAACCACCAAACAGCGCCGCGATGACGATGATGATGAACAGTACCGCGAGCCAGCTCATGCCGGTGCTCTGATCGTTGTTCATAGTGCATTCTCCTTTCCTCAAAAATTATTCCAACGGCTATTTCAGCCGGGGGAATTTGGTTGAATGCCCCGTCTTGCCCTTCTGCGGGGCCTGTGAGGCGTTTTGCGCGCCGCCAAGTATCTTGTTTGCATCGGAGCGCAAAGCCTCTGGTGTCGTCCCGAGAAGGCCGCACAGGGCCTTCGCTTGCATCGTGCGCCCGTAGCGCGAATATAGGCTGTCGGCAATGCCCGGGTCAATGCCGAGCCTGCGCGCCGTGCTCCGCACGCCCTCCAGCGTGTCAGCCGTCCCGCTGATCGCCTGCTCCGCTTTCTCCGCCGCGCCTTGCAGGTCGGCGCTGGGGAACATTCTCGCCGCTGCCGCTAAAAGTTGCTTGAGGTCCATTTTCCTTCAGCTCCTTTACTTGGTTCGAGAGGCCCTTGATGACCTCGGCCATGTCGCTCATGGCTGACTGCATCTCACTCATCAGCTGCTCCTGCGTTTTTGGCGGCGTGATGACGCCGAGCTCAACGAGCTTGTCGTAGTACTGCTGCGTCGTGCCTTCCAGCTCTGCATAGGCGGCAGCCGTCTTCCCGATGAGCTGCTGGCGGTTGCCGAAATAGTCGGTCTGGAAAATATCACCGTTGTCGATAACACACATCATGCAGTTTCCGCCGCTGTATCCGGCGATTGCAAACTGGTCCATGCGCGCACCTCCTTTTGTTGTCTCAATGATAACGAAAAAGAGGCCCCGCAAAGAGCCTGAAAAAGGTCTTTGTAGGGTCTCTTCTTTATGTGTTTTTGATACTGTCCGCGATTTTGCTGTATGCCCGGCGTCGCCGCGTCTTCACGTACTCCGGTGAGACGTGCAGCGTCTCCGCGACTTCGATGCGGCTCTTCCCACGCACATCGCATTCAATAAGGCAGTACGCCTCATCCTGCGGCAGTTCGAAGGATAAGATATACGCCACGGCTCGCTTGGGGGCCATAGAGGATAACTGTGCGCGGATTGACTTGTGCTGACTGTCCATGCCCGTGTAGGGCTTGCAGAGGCGCTTGCGCGTGGGCTTTCGCCGTCCGTGCTCCTTCCTTACTTTTTCGCCCGCTCCAACAAATTACTTCATTACGGCGAGTTTTCTAATGAGGTCATCGCCGTACTGATATTTTTCAAGGTAATCCATCGTGCCGTCCGTCAGCCCCGCGCGCTTTTGCAGCTGCGCGCGGTAATCGGGCGCCGTCAGCTTGCCGTGGAATTCCTTTTCCCACTTGCCCGCGTTCTCCTTGCCGGACCAGTACGCGGGGCACAGCTTGCCCGTCACGTCGAAATGGCGGATGACGTTGCTCGCGGGGATGTTGTACTTCTTCATCAGAGCTTTCGTCAGCTCAAGTGCCTGCGAGACGGTCTTCGCGTCCGGCGCGTATACGCCGTTCTTGACCGCGTCACACAGTTCAATGCTGATGCTGTTGGCGTTCTTACACTTGCCGTACATCGTCCCGCCGCCAGTCTGCGCGCAGCTCGGATACTTGTTGCCGCCGACCGCCCACGCGATGCGCAGGTCGTCCACGCTCTGCACGATCTCGTTTGCATCGACGAAGTAGTGCGCGCTGGTCTTCACGACGTTGCCCGCGTAGTACTTCGCGTTATTCGCCGCCGTGTCGCCATCGTTGCCGGTGTAGTGGATCACGATGTAGCGGATACCGCTCGCCGTGCGCTTGCCGCCGACGTTCCCGGCGTTCGCGGGATATTTGCGAATGTCCATTGCCTTACGCCCCCTTGTCGATGACGTCCTGCGCCTTCTGCGACTGCGTGCCGAAGTAGAATGCGATGATGACTGCATAGATCGTCATAAAGTCCTGCGAGATGTTGCCCGTGACGGCCATGTACGCGAAAACTCCCGTTAGCACCAGCGTCACGATGCTCTTGACGCTCATCAGATTTGCGATACGCTTAATAATTCTTTCGTTCATGTCATTCGTCCTTTCCCTTGATTTTGATTCCCGCCAGCAGGCCGAGTTCTGCCGTCCACGCAGCGAACCACGCGACGGTCAGGCTGTCCGGCACTACCTTGTCATGCGCGGTCAATACGAGCACCGCAATGCAGTACCAGCAGAGGTTGAGCACTGCCGCGATGACGTACTTGTCCCGCTTTCTCAGCTTCTTCATAAGGCCACCCCCGACAGCAGCCACGCGATAAACGCACCCGCCAGCGCCGCGAGAGCCTTGTCGACCAGGCTGTCCCAGCGTTTCCCCGCCTTGCCCGTGATGGCCTTTACGTCCTCTTTGATCTCTTTGACGTCTCCCTCGACGGTTTCCTGCTTGGTCGCCAGCACTTCGACCGACGTTGCCAGCCTGTCAAGCGCCGTTTGGTGCTCCTGCAACTCGTTGATTCGATGCGTATTGCTCTTGCAGCGGCTTTCGATCAACGCGATCGCCGCGTCATCGTAGTGCTTTGCATTGTCCATTTTTCACGCCCCCTTATTTTTATGGTGTTCTCCATTGAGCCTATCATGCCGCCTCCGCAAATTCACCACGGGGAAAAAGAACCTGTCGGCCCACCGACAGGTTCTTTTTCTTTACGCCGCTTTCTTCCGCATGATTGCAAGCTGTTCGTCCACGCGCGCACGGTTCCAATGGCGAATGCTCTTTCCGACGCCGAAGTCCTCAAAGAGGGCTGCACGCTGTTCATCGGAAAGCCCCTTCTGCTGATAAACAAGCTCCATGATCTGTAAGCCTTCACTGTTGCTGATGGTATCCCCGTTTTTGTCCTTCAGGCTTTCAATCCCGCCTTTTGCCAAATAGAGCGCAATATACTGGGCTTCTGAAACGCCCGTTTTTTTGACGGTATCTATGGCCTTTGCCGCCCACCCGTCCGTTTGGTAATTGCTTACGCTCATTTTCCCAACGATGTTGGCATATTCGTAGGCTTTCGCAACGGCATCTGCCTTATCGCCGTCGCTCATGGACTTATAGCTCGCAAGTCCCGTGAGCTCGCTGACGATCTTATAGGAAGTCTGCCCGCGCTTCGTGGCGTACTTAACGTATTCCTCGCCGGTCAACTGTTTGTTTTCCTTATTCACGGTAAAAGATTTCGGTGCGCGCTGCGGCAGGACTTTGGCCTCACCGGTCGCCTCATACAGGCGGCTCAATTCATCTTCCATTTTGCTGCCGCTTACCTTCGAGGTATACGCGGGATTCGCAAAATTGTTAAATGCCCGCGCGACCACTCCTCCGGAGCTTTCCGTGCGTCCCCATGCGTCGATGAATGGGATCTGCCCGTAGTCAACGCCCGGAATACGCGCGCTGGCCTTGCCGAGCGCATATTGCATATCCGGCGTCAGGAATTTGTTCTTATCCGTATAGGTCGTCATGCGCGTGCTTTCGCCCGTGCGCTCCGCCTGCCCGAAGACCGTCGGGATACCCTGCGTCAAATAACTCGTCGCCGCGCTTGCTACCGCACTGGTTAGTGCGTTTGTGTTTCCAGAGGACGCATACCCCACCGCGTCAAAAACGTCGTTTAAGCTTTGCAGACAGCTCATGGAAAGAAGCGGGTCCGTCACGTTGCTTGCTGCCTGAAGCATATCACTCATAGTGAGATACCCGTTGTTCGCCTGCATCTGCTCGTAAAGGTTTGCCCCGACAAAAAACGGAAGCGCTTCCGGCGCAAGCCAATCCAGCGTAATACTCGTGCCATTTGGCAGCTCCAGTGCGTATTCCTGATGTCCTTGCAGCTCGTCGAACTTTTTCTTCTTCTCGTCATCACCGCCGCTGCCGCGAAGAATGCCCTCTTTCGCCATATAAAGGCCGAGCATCATAAGCCCCGTGCCGGTCAGCCCAGCGGCGGCCCGGTCGATCATTTCGGTCGCCTGCATATTGCCCTTCTGCACCTGCACAAGGTCATAGCTTATGCTTTTGAGGAAACCAATAGGGCTGTATTCCACGCCGCGCACCAGAATGTTGGCTGGTGTCTTGCGGAACGGCAGGATTCCTTCGGCGAGGGTGCTTCCGAGGCGTTTCATCTTGTTATCCCCGCGGTATCTGCCGAGATCGGAGATCATCTGTGAAAACGCATTGGTGTCTCGATAGGTTGCTTTCTGCGCCTCTCTGATCGCGTATTCGCGTGCCGCTTCAATGCCTTTCCCGCCAGCGACCTGCTCCGCGGTAATGCCATTTGCTTTGCAGAATTGCGCCAGCGCCGCCGCGTAATGCGGCTTGGAGAACCATGCGTCTTCCGCATCCAGCGCCGTGCTGTTGAATTTGCGCATCGCTTCCAGCAGTTTCAGTTTGAAGATTGTGCGCCCTTCCTCGATTTCCTGTCGCACATTGACATTATCATTGTACTTGCCGCTACCGAGAGCTTGCTCGCGAATGTTGGCATAGTCACTCCATGCCGCCTTGATAAGCCCTGCGTCCTTCGTCGTCAGGATTGCCTTCGTGCGTCCGACTTTGCCGCCGCTCACCGCGTTCGCAGCGCTCTCAATGCCTGCGCCGATGACGTTCTTTACCGTGACAGCAGGAACAAATCCTACGTTGCCAACGATGTTGCGCACATGCGTGCGTGGATTACCAAGCATCGAAAAGTAGCGCCAAGCGTTCCATTTGTCAATAAAGCGGCTCGGCATCTGTCTGCCGATATCGCGATAGATTTCCTTCATCGCCTCGGTGCGCGCATCGTCGTCCTTTGCGTTCAGGAACTTTTCAGCGAGGTCGCGGTCAATCTTCAGATCAGGGGCCTTTTCCCCGTACTGCTTTTTGAGATCTTCTGTCAAGTTCTCCACGCTGCGCTGCGCCGCATAAAGCTGCGTACTGGGGTCCTGCTGCTTGAGTAGCCGCGTTGCCTGCAACGCCTGCGCCGCATTTCTCTGGCGCTTTACGATGGTGTCGAGCACATCGATAGCCGTCTCCACATCACCGCTGTTTGCTGCATTGTTGTAGAGCGCCCAGCCAATCGCCGTATTCTCCTTGCTGATTCCCTCTTTGGTGGAACTTTTCCACTTGTTCAGGGTCTTTTGCCAACCCTCGGTTTTTATGCGGCTTTCTGCGTCACTAATGGCCTGCTTGTCCGTATAGCGGTCGTAGGAGAACTCTCCTTTTGCCACCATTCGTTCCAACGTCGGCACCATTGCGTCCGGCGTTGCCTTTGCTTCCAGCACCGTGCGGATCGTGCGGCTGACGTATTTGTCATCCGCCGTCTTCTTCGGTACCTGCACTTCGCGGTATGCACGCTCGCCCGCCGGGATATATCCGTACTTCTCTTTCAACGCTTCGTAGTTCTCCTCGGGAATCTCACGGGAGAATTGCGCGTCATTCACGCCGTTGACCTTGGCGAGGCGGTCTGCATCGTCGCCTGCCTTGTACTCCACAACATTCATGCCCGCATTGCGCATCTCGCTTAACAGGTCGACGGGTGCATCGTCCGGCGCGATAACGGCAAGTGCCTCATCAAAGCCGACGACGCGCTGGGGCTTCGCCTCGTAGTACCCCGTCGGGATATTGGCTGCGCGGTCAATGAGTGCCAGGATGCTCTTGGCGTGCCCGTCGGATATGGCATAGCCTTCCTTGCGGAACGCCGCCTTCACCGCCGCCACGGTTTTCTTCCCCTTGGCCGCTTCTGCGATAATGCCGCTCAGGTTTTGTTCCTCCTCGAAGCTGTTGTCGTACTTGTGCATCGTGGTGAGCATCAGATCGTTCACCACACGGTCAAGGTAGATGCCGAGGTCTCGCAGCGCCTTCTCGTGTTCCTCTTCGCTCACCGTGCGCAGCCGCGCCTCGTCCGCGTGCATCTCGTCCACGTTCCGGTATTCCCGTGTGGCCGTTGCTGCCAGCGTCTCCGGGGTCACGCCGTACATGTTCGCGCCCTTGGCTGCCGCCATGTTCATGGCCTTCACGATGTTCTCCGCCGTGTATTCCCAGTGCGTCTGCGTAAAGCTGCGTCTGCCGCTGTCGGTCACTGCGTCCATGCCGTTGTAGATGCCCCGATCGCCCAGCAGTCCTTCCAGCTGCGGCTGCACCCAGTCTTTCACCGTCTGCAGCGCATCGTTCCAGCTTCCGCCCGGTGCGATCATCTCCATCATCTTGGCCGCCGTGGCTTCCTTGTCGATCTCGCCCGCGCTTCCGCCGCTCTCATAGAACTCCTGCGTGCTCCGGATGAAGTCCTCCACCCGGTTAGGGAACACGTTGTTCTTCATGTAGTAGTCGATGCGCTTCTCCTTGGATTCCGGTCTGCGGTTCAGGAAGTTGGCGTGTTCCTCTGCGTAGACCTCCCGGATGGCCTGTTCCGCCGGTTTCATCTCTTCCGCCGTCAGGCGCTCGCCGGTCATCAGCTTCACCGCCAGCCGCGCCACTTCCTGTTCGCCCACCGCGTCGAGGTACCGCTGAATGGTCGCGTTGCTGAAGAAACGGTCGAACTGCTTGTCACGGTACACCGGTTCAAGGCTCTTGCCCTCGCTCTGAAGGAATGCCGCCTGCACCTCCGGATGGTTCGCCAGCTTGTCGGCGATCTCTTCCGGCTCCCATCTGGTCTCATTCTCCAATCCGATCTTGCCCAGCGTGCCGCTGCCTTGGAAAACGCCGCCCGCAAACTGGCTGGACAGGTTCTTGATGTTCTCATCGAACGCCCGCCGCGCCTCGTAGTTCACCTCGCGCTCCACCAGGGCGTTATCGTGCGTCGGCGTCCATGCGTCGCCGCCGTAGACCTTGTTCCTGCTGTCCGCTTGCGGATCAATGGTCCCGCGCGGGAAGATGGCGGAGTATTCGCCGTAGTTGGCGTGCCCCTCTTTTGCCTTCACGACGAGGTCAAAATAGTCTGCCTTTTTATCCGCGCCGATGTCGAGCGTGCGTCGTAGCTTTTCCTCGGTCATATTGTGCATGGCGACGAGGGTTTTTGTCTCTTCAACCGGTGTCTCCATACTGAACTTCGACTTGACATTTTGCGTGTCGCGAGATAGACTATACTCAAGAGCATCCCCTCGCAGAGCGCCGCTGTTCGCAGTGGAAGAGCCGTTAATTTGGGGGATGCTTCTTTCTTGCATCTGCCCAATATTATAGATCATCTTACCGTCTGCGCTCTGCGCCGTCGATATCGTAACCTTGTAATATTTCCCGCCAAAGTCTTTGAAAAACGCCGTGCGATAATTCCAACCGCTACTTGCCATGTCTCCATGTCGACTGTTATGATCTACAACGTTCCTGTCCCCCTTGACAGAAACCTGCGCCAACTCGTCAATATGCGATGCTGCATTTACTTTTCGCTCAAATGCCGCCTCGCTCATAGTACGCCCATCGCTGGTGTGGTTGTCGCTCAGTTTCCCTGCCGAGGTCGCAGTCAGGACCAATTCGTCGCCATCCGCGCCGATAAGCTTAACGTCTTGTCCACGGCGGATTTTCCCGTTAATATAGTCTTCCAGTTGTTCGCTCCAACTCTGCG